GGTAAACTATCTTGTCAAAGAATTCGAGAGACGCAAGTGTGCAGGAGCTTATGCTCGCTCTTCTACTAGTCGTACTGGTGTCTTGGATACCAAATCTCTTCATACTTATAAATTCAATGAGGACATCTTTAAGAAAATCACGGTTGTGCCAGATGGTAAAAACCACGGACTAGTATTCATTCTTGATTGGTCAGGTTCAATGAATAACGTGATACTTGACACACTTAAGCAGTTATACAATCTTATCTGGTTCTGTCGTAAAGTCCAGATACCTTATGAAGTATACGCATTTACTATTGACTACTCTAACTATGACCCAATGACAGGTAAGAAGGAAAGAGTATTTGAGGTAAAGGATAAGGAAGTGCAGATACCTGACAGTTTTCATCTACTTAATTTCTTCACTCATAAGACAAAAACAAAAGACCTAGACCGTCAAATGCTCAACATATTCAGACTTGCTTCAGCATTCGATTGGAAGATTGATACACCTTGGATACAAGCACCACATGGTTATAGATTATCAGGAACACCATTGAATGAAACAATGATTGCTCTTCGTCAATTACTTCCAGAGTTTAAGAAGAATACCAATGTTGAGAAAGTACAATGTGTTGTTCTAACTGATGGTGAAGGTCAACCAATGAGATATAATAGAGAAGTCAAAAGAGATTGGGATGATGACCTTTATATGGGTACACAATACTTTGGTGAAGGATGTTTCATTCGTGACAGACAATTAGGTACAACATATCTTTGTGAAGGACATTATTATGATGACCGTAATCAAACTGATGTTTTACTTAAGAATTTAAGAGAGCGTTTACCAAGTGTCAATTTTATCGGTATTCGTATTATGCCAACTCGTGAGGGTTCATCGTTTGCTCACAGATATCTTGGATATGGTAATGAAGATTATGAAAAAGTTATGAAGAGATGGAGAAAGGAGAAGTCTTTTGCAATCAAAGATGCAGGTTATCATACTTACTTTGGTATGGCATCAACATCTCTTGCAAACGATGCAGACTTTGAGGTAGATGATGATGCTACAAAGGCACAAATCAAGAGAGCATTCTTCAAGAGTCTCAAGAATAAGAAAATGAATAAAAAAATACTTGGAGAATTTATTGAATTGGTAGCGTGATAAATAAAAATACTTTATATAATTAAAAATGGTTAGAATCACACCAGAAGATGCACAGGGTATGATGAATGCTTATGCGAAAGTATATGCACCAAAAGAAGAGCCTAAACCTGAGACTAAGGCAGCAGCAGAAACTCCTGCTGATCCCAAAGCACCTGCTGATACAGCAGAAAAAGATAAATAGAAGGTATTTACCAGAGAGAAAATGTCTAAATTTGGAGATTTAATATCAGGAGTAACACCTGAAACTGTTGTGGAAGCACCTACTCCTGTTCCTGTAGTAGAGGAAGCACCTAGACCAGAGGAGGAAGTTGCAGATGCAATAGCAGCACCTGCAAATTTTGAGTCTATGTCAAAAGATGAACTTGAGGACTATGGACGTACCATAGGTATTGAGTTAGATAGAAGACACAATAAGAAAAAACTAATTAAAGAATTAGAAGACCACATTCAATATCTTGAAAGTGTCTAACCACTTTATAAAGTGGCACACAAGGGGGTTACACGACCCTCTTTTTTGATTATAATAAGTATATCAAAAGAAAACAAACTTTATTATGCCCTTCGAGATTAAAATGACTGCCGACCAAGTGATTGAAAAACTAAAAGCACTTTACGGTACTGAGTTCACAGCAGCAGATATCAAAGCATTCTGTGCAATGAACGATATTACATATCAAACAGTAACTAAGAAGTTACAGAAATTCAAGGTTTCCAAAGGTAAGTGGAATCTCGAAGTTACACAGCAGAGTGTACAAAACATTGAGAAGAGTTTTGCTGCTCCTGCTGTAATGCCTCATGTAGAGAAGAATCTTGTTCCAACAGTTGATCCCAACTTTGTTAAGTTTGGAAACTTCACTGATGTAAAGAAGATTGTTCAATCAAAACAATTCTACCCAACATTTATTACTGGTTTATCTGGTAACGGTAAGACATTTGGTGTAGAGCAAGTATGTGCACAACTTAAGAGGGAGTTAATTCGTGTCAACATCACCATCGAAACGGACGAAGATGATCTTATTGGTGGGTTCCGTCTTGTTGATGGCAACACTGTTTGGCACAACGGACCTGTGGTTGAAGCTCTTCAAAGGGGAGCTGTCCTACTTCTAGATGAGATTGACTTAGCATCAAACAAGATACTTTGTTTACAACCAGTTCTTGAAGGTAAGGGATTGTTCCTCAAGAAAATTGGTCAGTATGTTACACCTAAAGCAGGTTTTAACGTCATTGCAACAGCAAATACAAAAGGTAAAGGTTCTGATGATGGACGTTTCATAGGTACTAACGTATTAAACGAAGCATTCCTAGAAAGATTTCCTGTCACATTTGAGCAATCATATCCACATCCAAAGGTAGAGGAGAGATTACTTACACTTCATGCAGAGAGTGTTGGTGTTAAAGATTTATCCTTTGTCAAGAAACTTGTAGACTGGGCAGACATCATTCGCAAAACATTCTATGATGGTGGTGTAGAAGATATCATCAGCACTCGTAGATTAGTTCATATCATTCGTGCTTACAGTATCTTCAATGATAAAGCAAAATCATTGCAAGTATGCATCAATCGTTTTGATGATGAGACTAAGCAATCATTCCTAGAGTTGTATGATAAGGTTGATGCAGACTTCCAGTTACCAGTGAAGGAGGAAACTAATTAATGAATTTATGGGAGCAATATAAAGATGCCCTACACGAAAGTATATCTTTACTAGATAATGAGGTTTGGGGTCAATGGGAATCAAAAGGAATGAGTCTTCAAGCGAAGACTTATTCTAATCCCAACCTTATCAAATCAAGAGAGGTTGAAATTTGGAGTGATAAATGTTGTATTTACAACAACATTCTTTATCCAAAAACAGGTAGTAATCTTCCTTGTTTTGGAATGGACTTAATGGGGTTCAATGAAAAGAAAGTTATTATTGTATTTGACTTTCAGCATCCTGTAGAAAACTATCTCTATTCTGTTGAGGGTTTACCAAAAGCAGAAAAAGATTATAGGTTCTTTGAAAAAGGTAATCATTTCTCAGAAAATATTTTTGTTAGATATTGCAAGATGGAAGAGGTAAATGCTTTTGTATCTACCTTTAAGGAATACTTGACTAAGTACAAAGATATGCTAGAATTAGAGAAACCTACTGGTAACGATACCAGTTTTTATGAGGACTTTGACGCTTATATGACTCGACTTGATCCAGTATCAGGATTCCTGACAGGCAAGTTTGGTAAAGAAAAAGCAGATAGTCTTGTCAACGATTTCTTATTTACCTATGGTTAATGCATGGAGTTTAGCGTGGGAGGCATTGAGCGGAACTATGGACGAAACTTACCCTATTATTGATACTAATGTGGGAGCAGGTAACACTGCTGCTGACACTGATTTAGAATGGATAGAAAAGTCTGGTGGATTTGAGTGGACACCAGGTTCACCTTGGCCACCAAAGGTAGAGGAAGATGATGAACTTGATTATGAAACTGATTACTATGAAGACTACATGGCAGATGTAGATGAACAAAGAGCACATCATTTTACAAATGCTCATTCATCATACAATGATGGGTGGACGCAAGAGTATCATCAAGAACAATTAGAAAAAATGGCAAAAACAGACCATAATTTTAAGTATCATGAAGATGAAATACTTAAAGACATTCAAGAATATGTTTCAAGAACATATCAAGGGCACTATACAGGAACAAAACATGAGTTTCGTAAGGTGCAAACGATTGACCTAATGGCAGCAAGAGATATTGCAACAGATTTTTGTCAAGCAAATATTCTCAAATATGGTAGTCGTTATGGTAGTAAAAATGGTAAAAACAAAACAGACTTGCTAAAAGTCATACATTATGCTATGCTGTTATTACACTTCGATGGACACTATGGAGAACCATCAATGCCTTCTGGCAACTTTGACCAAATGCCATAATTATGCAAACTATTACTAATTTTATGAAACTATCAGATAGTACACTTGCAGTTCTCAAGAATTTTGCAGGTATTAACAATTCAATTCTTGTAAAGAAAGGAAATCAACTTCGTACTATATCTGTTGCAAAGAATATCTTGGCAGAGGCAGAAATACCAGAAGATTTTCCAAGAGACGTTGCGATATATGATCTTAATCAATTTCTAAACGGATTGAGTTTACATCAAGACCCTAATCTTGATTTTACAGAAAATTCTCATATTACAATTAAAGAAGGTAGACGTAGAGTAAAATATTTCTACGCAGACCCACAAGTAATAATTGCACCACCTGAGAAAGAGATTAATCTTCCTACAAAAGAAGTTTGTTTTCAACTAGAGAGCACATCTCTTGAGAAACTTGTTAAAGCAGCAGCAGTGTATCAATTACCTGACTTATCTGTAATTGGAGAGAATGGAGAGATAACAATGGTTGTAAGAGATAAAAAGAATGATACCTCGAATGAATATGCAGTAAATGTAGGAGAAACAGACAAAGACTTTGAATTCAACTTTAAGATGGAAAATATTAAGATTATACCTGGTGCGTATGATGTAGTAATATCATCTAAGTTACTTTCTGAGTTCACTAATACTCAATATAATCTTAAATATTTTATTGCACTAGAACCTGATTCAATTTTTACAGAATGAATAACATAGGATTAGAAGTCGTATTCTGGACAGTATTGTCAATCTATCTTCTATCAAAATTTGGAGTCTTTAAGAAGTGAACTATTCACTCACTGAAGAAGAATGGGAATGTGTTAGGGTATGCGTATCAAACGCACCTATACCCTATGATATTACTATGAAGAAGATACCAGGTGATATCTTAGCAAAGATAGGTCAACCAACACCACGAAAGGGTGAACCATTAGAGATCCCATACTATGATTTGACACCATACGGAATTGAACCTTTAACATGAGATTACAGTTTTGGTATTCTAAAGGTGTGAAACAGTGGCATTGGACTCTTCACACCAGACATTATGCTCCAAAAGGGCAAGACTATTATCATACCTCTGGGTCAGGAACCGATGTAAGAGAGGTAATGAATAAGGTCGCCACAGAAGTTGAACAATTAGTTGAAAAAAGAAACAATGAAACTGACACAAAAGATTATTGACAAAATTCAAGAAGCAATGCTTCACACAAAAAAGAACGGTGACATCAACTGGCAAGATGGTGATGAGATTGAGGTAAATCTAGCAGGTACATTTGCTGCAGATAGATTTATTGTAATTAAGAATAAAACTAAAGACCCTGTTGTAAGTGCCGAACCTCATCCTTACTTTGATTATGAGAAGAAGGTATTTACTAAAGATGGCAGAGAAGAATATATAAAAGAGCAGGAGGAACTAAAAAAATGATTAAAATTTATGCCACTTGTGTTGTTGGTGCTATTGCATGGTGTGCTACAGCACAGGCACAACCTTATGCTAATGTAGAGATGAATCGTATTTATCCAAAGGGTTCTTATGTAACAACACAATATGAGATGCAAGTAGGATACAAAAAGGAAAATGAAAAATCAAGTTGGTATGCAACTGTAGGACCTGTAGCAACTGACACTCAATTTACCGAAGGTCTTGAAACTCAATTGGGTGGATTCATTGGTGGTGATGTTGAAGTAGATGACGATTTTACTTTATATGGAGAAATATTTGGCACTACAGATGAAACAGTTATCATTAAGACTGGTGCTGAATTTACTTTTTAATTAAAAAATGGACGAAGAATACTTACAACAACAAATCATAGACCAGATTGAAGTTCTGGTAGAAGAATTAGGTGGTACTATGTGTCACATAACAAAGTGCACATATACAGGTAGACAAAGTAAAGTTATAGAGATAGAATATAATGTAGAGGAAAAGTAAATCTATTTTATGAACATTTTTGTTACTGACCCCTGCCCTCATAAATCAGCAGAGGTTTTACCTGATAAACACATTGTTAAGATGCCACTTGAGACTTGCCAAATGTTGGCGGTTGTATTCTCAAAGTGGTATTTTAATTGGGGAGATAATCTCCTACCGAAGAAAGATGGAACACCATATAATACTCAAAAAGGTGCTTTTCGTGGACATCCTTGTACTGTCTGGGCAGCAGAAGATATCAGAAATACTGCTTGGTTGATACAACACGGTATGGGATTACTCAATGAGTATACACATAGATATGGAAAAGTTCATTCTTGCCAAACAGCAATGAATGAAGCAGAGAAAATCTTTGAAATCAAAACAGGAAAAACAACAACTTGCTACAAAAAAGCAACACCATTCGCATTCGCAGGTCCAGATGAGTTTAAATTTGACACAAGCATTGACACTTTTACTGCTTACAAACGTTATATATCGAGCAAACCTTGGGTTGCATCTAATTATCTTCGTGACCCATCCAAAAAACCGAATTGGTTATGACTAAATTATGGAGGATATGGAAGTATGCACTCGGATCATTCTCAGACGAGCGAACCAAAAAATATGACAATCACGTTGTTGTGGTACGGTCTTTTATATTTCTCAGCTATCTTATCACTAACTGCTTTATTATTAGTGGAGTAATCAGACATTGGTATGACTAAATTAATTGAAAAAGATGACCCACGTTACTTTGGACAGACTTGTAACAAACCTTATGATCGTCATCATTACAAAATAGTTTGCCCATTTAGAACTTTTGTGGTAGAATCATGGGAGGAGGTGCAAGAATTTTGGTGGAATAATTGTCATTCATCATTGTTCGATGGAACAGTTGTTCATGTTCTTGACAAACCAAAAAAAGAGTCCAAAGGATTTAAATGAAAGAATTTGATTATGAACTCGATTACAAGAGACTTGATTTTACAGATGAGGAAACTCGTAAACTTTATCGTATTGGAAGGGGAGAGCAAGGAGTTCTATTGGTTCGCCCTTATACTAACGATATCTGTGCTCATTGGAGATTTAAGACTCCAGAGATTGCAGTAGAATCTGCAAACCATATCTACGGTATGTATCTTGACTAC